GTTGTATGTACTATGGGTCCTTTTTGTAGTAAATTATATTTGCTCATTAGTATTGATTTGCTATATCCTGCATAAATGTTTTTGCACCCAATTGTTTTAATAAAGTATCTGGATCAGTACTTTCATATGGGTCTTCGTCAGCACCAGTATCATTTCTTCCAGGTTCTTCATTCCATTTTTCAACAACACCATTGTTACATACCATCGAATATCGCCAACTTCTTTCACCAAATCCAAGATGATCTTTGCTTATTAGCATACCCATTTGTTTTGTAAATGATCCATTACCATCTGGAATCATTTTTACATTTTTAATTCCTTGGTTTTTTGCCCAAGCATTCATTACAAATGAATCATTTACTGAAATACAATATACTTCATCTACAAAAGATCTTAATTTCTCATAGTTTTCTTCATAAGCAGGTAATTGTTTTTCAGAGCAAGTTGGTGTAAATGCACCTGGTAATGAAAATACTGCTACACGTCTATCATACCCAATTCCACTTAGATTAAACATATCGTCAGTAGTAAGATCAGTCCAACCAAATGCACCATTTTCATCTTCTGCTCTAACTTTAAAAGTTACGTTAGGAACTTTAATGCCTTTTCTCATTTTTTCTTCTCCTTAATCTCTCCACCAATCTTCAAATGGAAAAACCACCCAACATGGATTTTCCTTTTTGTTTATTGTAATGCCATAATAATCAACTGTAAACACTTTATTTACATTTTGAACTAAGGCACACGTCTTTATTTTTACTTTAGGATATGCTTTTGATATATCATTATATATTTTTTTAAATGTGTCACCTTCATCACAAATATCATCAACAATTATTATGTTTTTATGCCACATTAATTGCCAATGACTAGGCAATTTCCAATCAGTTTCCCAATTGGGATGATCGCGTAATGATCCTTTAAAAGGAATAAATGGTGTATCATAATAATGACTTAACATTACACCTATTGGTAATCCACCTCTGCTAACCCCAATAATAACACCAGGTAAAAAATGGTCTTTGGTTATTTGTCGTATAATATCGTTTTGTAGTCTTAATTGTTCTTTGTATGAGATTACAAGTTTTTCAGTCATTTTATGTCTGCGTCTTCCATACCTGCTACTCGTAATTTAGTAATGTTTGTAATTTGCCATTGTTTTTGGTCTAAACCTTTAAGTATGCCTAACCATCTATTACGTAGCAATGCCCACATATTAACTAATGCTTCATAATTACAAACTTCATCCTCACCATCAACATATTTTTCTACATCACGTGATGACAAGGCACGTTGATAATTTTCTAAATATTTTTTATAATGTTTAGTTCGTAGTTTGCGTAATTCTCGATTAAGATGAGTTAAAACGGCTTCAATTTCTTGTAGTTGATTAAATCGTTGTTCAACGATGCCTGGCAAAGTTGAAGCGGCCCTTTCCAATCGTCCATGAAGACTAACTTCTTTTCTTGCTTGTGTTAATTCGTTTTCGTAGTATGTAATTGCGTGTGGTATGTTTGATACAGAATTAACTATTTCGCTAAACCAATTAGTGCCATTCATTGTCTTCTTCCTCATCGTCAGTGTATTCTTCTAACACGTTATCAATAGCATGAAATAAAACATCATCGTCTACTTCTTTTTTTAATTGCATTAATGTTTCTTCATTTACACCACTTTCGATTAGGAAGTTAACAAATTTCATAGCCACTTCAGGTTTCTCTTTTGGAATTTTATTTTCAAAAATGCTCCAAAGTTCTGCTATACCATCTGCTTCAATATTATCCAAAACTATTCTCCTTTTTTGGTCATTTTACTTACCTTTAAAGGATCCTTTTCTGTAGTTTTCTTAACTACACTAATTTCGGATATTTCCTTCATAATCAGTTCAAGTTTATCTCCTGTCCATTGTTTACGAAAATCTAAATGCTCTGCACCTTTACTATCAATGTATTTTAAACGATTTCCTTGTTGTGTTAACAAACCTTTTTTCTCAAACAAGTCAACTAATCCACTATATGGATCCATACCAGTTTCATAAGGTATTTTAACTTGTACTGCTTCAAATGGTTTAGAATATCTAGTTTTCATAACTTTACAAGCCGCTCTAATACCACGAATATCTGTAATTTTATTACCTGCTTCGTCTTCTTTTAATTTTAATTTTTTTATTGCAATTACAATTGAACTTGCATAGATAAATCCTGCTCCACCTGATATTTTATCATCTGGATCAAACATATCTTGTGATGCATACGTATGGTTAGTTGCTACCATACCAATGTTATGAGCACCAATCATATTAACTGTATTGCGTACAAGTGCTGTAAGTGCCTTAGGTTTTCTACCTAAATCACCCTTCATATCACCTTTGTCGAATTGATCAACATCAGTCGGTGTTAATAACATACCCAAACTGTCAATTACAAATAGTATTTTGGGTTTTTCTTCTGCATCAGTATAATCCGCCTTATAACTTTTCATAAATGTGCTTATAGTTCTTGCAACATCATCGACCATACTTAATGATAATTTTAATAATTTTTCTGGTGACGTATCAACACCAAGTGCTCGTAACCATTTTTCATCAAGTGCATTTTCTGAATCTATTAATACAACAAAAATACCTTTCTTTTGTGCATTACGAACAATATTTCCTGATGCAATGTATGATTTACCAGATGCAGGCTCACCAGCAAAAACTGTTACTTTACCTAATGGTATGCCCTTGTAAAAATCACCAGACACCAAATAGTTTAAAGCATAATTTCCAGTTGATATCCAGTCTGTGGGATCGTTAAAACCGATCCCCAGACCATCAATACTTTTAGTGATATCTTTTCGAAACTTTGAAATATCAAATGGTTTAACCATATTATTTCTTTTGTCTCGCTCTAATCATAGCCAGTATTTCTTCTGCTTTATTTTCCGTTGCTGGTTTAGTAGCAGGTTCTGGAGCAGGTTCTGGAGCAGGTTCAAGTACTGGTTTACCATTTACTTCTCCTTTATGCAATGCCTGTACCGCTGGTGCTGGTTGTGGTGCAGTTGCAACTGGGTCACCTGTTTTTTGTGCCATGCCAGCCGGTCTAAAATATTGACTCCATTTATCTGGATCATATGGTTGACCATCTACAGATGCTTCAAACATTTGCTTCATTACTTTTTGCTCTACTTCACCTGGTTTCTTTGGTAAAAAGTCACCTAAGTTGTGCAATCCGTGTGTATCAATTGCTTGTTTTTGATCACCTGTTAATGCTGATTCTTTTCTAGACCATTTAGATGTCGAATAATCAGCATAACCACCTTTAGAAGTTTTGTTAATTCTAAAGTCTACACCTTTATCATAGTCAGTCGGCAAGTTCTCCATTTCTGGATCTAACAATGCACCTCTAATAATGTTAAAGATTTGTGGTCCAATTATAAATCGTCTAATTGGATTTTCTGGTTTGGTTTCTTCTGCTAATGGGGATTCGTTTACAAATCCTTGGAAAATATAAGAACGTTTCTTCCAATATTTTCTACCCATGTCTTCTAATGATTTATCTTTAAACCATTGTCTTACTTCTGCAAGTATTGAACACGGGTCGCCCCACATCTCCATACAAGGTACTTGTACTTGTACAGATCCTGTAGATTCACCTTTTACGGAATTAAACGGTAATTTAATCATTGCCCGTTCGGCCCAAAAGAATGTATTGTTTGGGTCCTTATCTGGTAAAAAGCGAAGTACTGCTTCTGTACCTTCTGCTATATTCCAATGTGGGTAAATTGCGTTATCACCTATAAATCCTGTAGATGTTCTTTGATCTTGTGCTTTTAGTTTAGCACGAATTTCTGCTAATGTTGCCATAATTGAGCCTCCTTGTTTTGCCTGTTTAGCCTATTAGTAATATATTAATATAATACTATATTGTAGTTATAAGGTCAACCTAAATTATCTGTATTAAAAATACTATTTTTATTTTCCAACCAAGAATTTAATTGATCAAAAATTTGTCTATGGACTTCTGGTGTAGTATGGTTTGGTTGCTCTTTATTTTTATCTCCGTTGACTGCATCTAGCAATGGTTTGCCATTACATAAAAAGAAATTGTCATTGTTGCTAATCATATATCCAAATTTCTTATAAAGTTGATGATCTTTAACAGATTCAAAAACAGGAATAACTAGCAAACTATGGAAAAATTGTGCATATTCTTTTAGTAATACAACATTATTAATAAAATCATCAATTTTGTAATGCTTATAAAATTTTTTAATGAAGTCTTTATACTCATCATACTTCTTTATTTTGTTAGCATCTTCTGGCCAATCTCCTGGTCTGTCTTGTGCAATAAGATTTGTAAAACATTGATCTTCTGGTGCTGTGTAAAAATTGAAATTTTTTCTGCAAGTATGAGACATTAAAAAAATCACGTGTGTATCTTTAAGTTCATTAGTATTGGTTTTATTAATTTGTTCAAAAAGTAATTCTAGTTGATAGTCTGGACCAGATCCTGAAACTGCAAAATTTTTTACGTCATGATTTTTACATAATCGATTTGGCCATGATGTTTTATGATGTTCATCACCAAATGTATCCGCGGCACCAAAACTGTCACCAAATATCCAAACTTTCATTTGAATATTTAATTATTATTTTCTGGGTGCGTCTTTTTTATAAAGATATGGTTCTTTGGCGTTTTTGGGTTTTTTTGAACCTAATCCAATTTTATATTTTCTATCATCATCTTTGTATTTTGGTATTGGATCTTTGCCAACTTGTGCTAACGAATATTCATCAGTGTTAACACCTGCTAATTCTTTAATTCTATCAAGGTCATTTTCTTTTTTAAGTTTGTGTCTGCTTTTAATAGGTTTGCGAAGTCTTTTACGACTTGATCCTCTAAACTCAAAATCTTCCATTGCATCCATAACTTCTGGATCAGTGTCAAAACCTTTATGTGTAAAACCAGTATAATTGGTAATAAAATCACTTATGAATTCTTCTGTTCGTTCATAATCACCTAAATATTCTTGTGGTACATTAACTATAATAGATTTAGGTAAATCAAGTCCTTCAGGTCCTTTGCCTGTTGCAGACTCTGTGTCCCATTTAATATTTCTTACTTGAAATACTTGATCTTCTTTAACTGTATCTTCTTCCCATTTTGGCTTACCAGTTTCTGGATCTGTAACAACTTTGCGTTGTCGTTCTGGACGAGTAAGTTCCATATGCAATTGATCTGTAATCCATTGTGCTGGATCACCAGTTCTTGCTTTTGCTGTACCGTATGGCATTTCACCTGAGTCCCAATACATATTAAATAGTGCTTCATAAAATTCTTCGTGGTCTAAAATATCAAAGTCTGGGTCTGTTTTAAATGCGTTAACTTCTTGTGGAAATTGTTGTAGTATATCATGTATTGATTGAGGACCTTGTTCTCCTATGTTTAATTTTTCTTTTTCAACATCTACAATTTTTGCATTTGGTTTTACTCTTTGAAATTTAGTAGTAGCACTATTTTCATCTCTTGCACGAATAACTTTCATCATCACTTTATTAGCAAATTGATCTTTATAAGTGAATTTAAAATTTGCTTCTTTAACTGTATCTTCTTTTGCATCATATGTAGGTTCAAATCCTTTTTTTGGTGTGCCACTGCCATATGCTTGTGGAGCCAATCCAGCACCTTTATCGTAATAATTTTTTATGAATACTTCCATATATTTTTTAACTAATGGTCTTGCATCTGCCTCTGGACCTTTTTCTTGTGCTAACATATACAAGTCATCAAACAGTTCGTCATCACCAATTAGATCATACAATATGCCTTGTGCATTTTCACCTTCTACACCTACTTCTAGCTTATCTTTCATTAAGTCTTTAATGTCTAGGATTTTGTCTTTAGTGTCTGGTACTGCCCATGTACCTTCGCTAGTCTTTTTTTTAGTGTCGTATTCTTTTGTTACGTTATTTGCCCAACCTTTAAAAGCATCTTCTTCTTTATATTTTTTTTTGTAATACTTACCCATATCTTTTTTAACGACTTTACCTTTAATATTTTTAAAGTTTTTAGGATCTTGTCTTACTACATCTTTATAACTTTCATCTGCTTTAATTTGCTTAAGGTCTTCAAGATATTTTTTTACTAGCATAATTGCTGTTTTCTTTAATTGTGGATAATTTTCTAATGGTGTTTGAAATAACTCACCTTGTTGCTGTATCTCTGAATCCATATCTGCCGCAAAATTATTCAATCTCATTGCTTCGTCATTTTCTGGTACAAAACGTGTGGCAATATCTCTAAG